ATACTAAGCGCATAAAAAGCTAAGTACCAATCGTAAGGAGAATATCCCCATGAGAAAGACTTTCGCCGCAATATTGGCTACGTGTTACCTGTTGTGTTACAACACAGCACAACCACAAACACTATATGAAAAGATAAAAGTTCTGACTAAGTCAGAAAAGAAACAAGTAGAATGTCTAGCACAAAACGTATACTACGAAGCTGGATACGAACCAACCAAAGGTCAGATCGCTGTAGCAATGGTAACACTTAATCGTGTTTACTCGGGAAAATACCCAACGACTATATGCGGCACCATGATGCAACAGGCCGCACAAGTATGTCAATTTTCTTGGTGGTGTGATGCAGATAAAAGAGCTAAAGCTATGGCACATACATATTCAAGGCATGAGAGAGAAGTATTCGATCATGCGCGAGCTGTAGCACTATATGCTTACATGAACTATGAGCATATTGAAGATGTGACAAAAGGTGCATTGTTCTTCCACACAAAAGATGTAAAACCTGGATGGAACAATGTCAAGGTAACTACAGTAATTGGCAACCATATATTTTATAAAAGAAAGAAGGCTCAGTCGTGACACAACTTGCAAATGAAAATCCATCTAATATCTTTAGTGGACTGCTTAACAATGTACATATTAACACGATTGAGTCTGTAGCTAGAACTCATGAAGTATTCCTCGATCAAGAGATAGAGGAGCCTGGCAAGTATAGAGAACTAATCTCTTTACTAGTTAATGCATCAGAGAACGACCGAGTCCACCTGTTTATAAATTCACCAGGTGGTAACCTCGATACTGCTGGTGCCATCATATCTGCCATCCTCTCATCTCAGGCAGAGGTGACTGCATTCCTTATGGGTGCATGTCACTCTGCTGCCTCTCTTATTGCCATGTATTGCCATGCTGTCCATGTTTATGATACGGCATACATCATGATCCATACAGCCTCATTTGGATCTGCTGGTAACACACCAACAGTCAAGGCACACACAGACTTTACAGTCAAACAATGTGAGAAGCTTCTATTGGATGCATACGAAGGGTTCTTATCTAGAGCCGAACTTGATAAGGTGCTTAATGGTATCGAGTTATGGTTCAATGCGGAAGAGATCAAACCACGTTTAGTTAAGCGTTTCCTTGCTGTAGATCAGCAGGAGAAGAAGCTGCTTGAAAAGAAAAACGAGATCGTGGAGCCGCCAAAGCCTGTTAAGAAACAACCTAAGATTAAAGTTAAAGTTGAAGACGGCGCTATCGATTAGTTGTGTACATTAATTGATATGTGTGGTATAATATAATTTTAAACCAAGGAAGATGTGATGAATATGAATCAAGTAATCGTGAATCAATATAGTCGCCATGATAAACAAGGCCTAGAAACAATCAAAGAAAACTTAACCAAACAAATCAAGGAATTCGACGTATTCTTTGAAGAGTACCTTGAGATGTTTGATGACAAGTTAAATGCTGCACCCAATCAAAAGACTCCAGAATGGAAAGCTTATAATGATTACCTCGAACAATACTCTGAAACCAAATCAAACTTAAAGCTTGCAAACTATTATTTAGGTATGTTATAATGGAAGGCAAGATATTTAAAACAACTAATGAGTTTGCATTATTCATTGAAAGCTTAGTAGTAGAGAAGCGTATTAGCCATATGGATGCAGTGTTACTATACTGCGAAAAGAACTTTATAGATCCTGAGGACATATCAAAGTTAATCAATAAGAACTTAAAACAAAAGATCGAACTTAATATGATTGAGAACAACTACCTACCAAAACGAGGGACGCTTGATATATGACAGGGTTTAAGGCATTTAGATACTATCTAGCCTTAAAGCTGCATTTCAATAACGATAAGTTTAATGTATTTGAGAACAGAGGTAATGTTAAGTACTCGTACGAAAACTTTAACTCTCGTAATGATAGACATATATTTGAGAAGCTAGCTAGGAAGTTTGACTCTGATAAAGAGTTGATCCAGTTCCTTGTTGCAAACTTTGCATATGGCCATGATAACATGATATTTGCTGTAGAGGAAGCCAATGAGTATTACTTGGAATGGCAGAAGCGTAAGCAAAGCATAACACGTATATTCAAAGATGACCTTAATACTATCGAGCTTGAATCCCAAAAGAATGTATTATCATTAGATCAGATAATTAATTTTACTTTAAATGAATATCCGAGTATAATTAAACTATACCTCGGTAAAAAGATAAGCATCGAGTCAGTATCAATACTTAATGACTTGCTTGCCTTCATACCAAAGTGGAAACAAAACAAATCTGCAATGCTTATACTAGAAGCAGATATACGTAAGATAGAAAAGGTTAAAGGTTTTGTTAAGTATGAACCAGAAAAAATTAAACCAATTTTTAACGAATTTATTACAATCTTCTAATGTGGGATGTATAAATATTTGTAGCAATAAACTAACTCTTAAGCTACTTAAAGATCATTTTATTGCTACATACTAATACACATTTAATACTAAAAATATAAGGAAAATACGATGGACATTAATTCACTTCGCGCTTCGCGCAATCAAGACTTTGGTGCAATTGCAAAAGAATTCGAAAAAGTCGCAAACCCACAACAATCAAACTCATACGAAGATGACCGTTTCTGGAAGATGGAACGTGATAAAGCTGGTAATGCTACAGCAGTCATTCGCTTCCTACCACGCGTAGAAGGTGATGAACTTCCATGGGTAAAGATCTTCTCTCATGGTTTTAAAGGACCAACAGGTAAATGGTACATTGAGAACTCTCTTACAACATTGGGTCAGAATGATCCAGTAGGTGAACTCAATACAAAACTATGGAACTCTGGTTCAGATGCAAACAAAGAGATTGCAAGACAACAAAAACGTAGACTACATTTCATCTCAAACATCCTAGTCGTATCAGATCCTAAACATCCAGAAAACGAAGGCAAAGTAATGTTATTCAAGTACGGTAAAAAGATCTTTGATATGATCATGAATAAGGCTCGTCCTACATTTGAAGATGAGAAACCAGTCAATGTGTTTGATCTATGGGAAGGTGCAAACTTCAAGATCCGTATGCGTACGGTTGAAGGTTACCCTAACTATGACCAATCAGCATTCGCTGAGCCAAGTCCAGTAGCACCAAGTGATGAAGCTATTCTTGCTATTGCTAACAAGCAAGTTAAACTAGCAGAGTTCCTTGAGGCTAAGAACTTTAAGTCATACGAAGAACTTAAAGCTAAACTTGATTCAGTACTAAGCGGTGATGGTCAAGTTCCTACAGCAGAACAGCTTACAAGTGAGCCGTTACCTGTAGCTCCACCACCAACATTCGCCTCAGCTCCAGCTCCTACGCCAGTAGCGAAAGCACCTGAGATCAATGACGATGATGACGATGTGATGTCATTCTTCCAAAAGATTGCAGACGAGGGTTAATGAGAAACGTATTTCCAGTTGAACAGTTTCCTTTCTTGCTTCCCGTACAGGAAGCTTGGAAGGAAATCCTTGGCGAGTATCAAGCTCATATTAAACTAAACAGCCAAAGCGGTTTAACAAATGAACCTGGTTTAATTTGGCCATGGCCAGAAAAAAGACTATATGATAAAGGTTGGAAAACTGTAGGTTTGATATACAAAGGTCGAGATGACTTTAGGTATACTCAAGAAGTTAAGAAACATTTTCCAATAACTAATTCAATAGTTAGACAAGTGCCTAAGGTTTATATGGCTGGATTTTCTATCTTAGAACCTAAGACTCGAATATACCCACATAAAGGTTATACACTTGATGTCTATCGATCACACTTAGGATTAATATGTCCTAAAGGTCCATGGATGGATGTTGAAGGTGAACGAGTTGAATGGGAAGAAGGTAAGATGTTCGTGTTTAATGATATGGTTACTCATAGTGTATATAATGATTCTGATGAAGAACGCGTTATATTATTATTGGATTTTTATAAAAAATGATATACGGCATCGGTACAGATGTTGTTAAAGTGAAACGGATGACCAAGTCTTTAAGTAGGCTTGGTCAATCTTATGCACAAAACATGTTGACAGACGATGAGTTTGTTGACTATAAGAAAGTAAAGAACCAAGGAAAGTTTCTAGCTAAGAGGTTTGCCGCAAAGGAAGCCTTCGTAAAGGCGTTAGGAACTGGGTTCAAATATCCCGCAGTACTCAAGAACATTACAGTAACTCATGATGAGTTAGGTAAACCTGAACTTAAGTTTGAAGAAGACTTACAAGGATACTTAGATCAGAATAAGATTATCTGTAACCATGTATCTATAGCAGACGAGAATAAAGTTGCTATAGCTTTCGTAGTTTTAACTAGCAAACCTTGATCTATAGTAAGATCTGATTGAATGATCAGGATCTCTGATCGGCACATGCATAACTGAATTCTGTGTTTGTTTACTGATAGTCGTTGGAGCGTTAACGATATTAGTTGGTGACTTATCAAGTGTACCGCTAAACTTAGCAGTTTCATTGTTAGCTGACTTAGTTGCAACAGCTACAGCTGCTTCTGCAGGTATCTGAGCCGCTTGTACCTTAGTAGCAGTCTTAACTGCTGCAGCAGGTTTATTCTTAATATATTCATCATAGATACCTTTACCAGCACCAATAACCCCACCTACAGCACCACCGATTGCCGTACCCACACCTGGGATTACAGAACCTATCATAGCACCATAACCAGCATACTTAACAGCAGTACCACCAGCACCTAATGCTTTACCTGCAGTCTCATGACCAGATTCTTTAAGTTTGTCACCACCCCATTGCATAGCTGAACCAGCTGCAGCACCAATGGCACCAATACCTAAACCTCTAACTAAGTTCTTAGCACCACCAACTTTTGATAGATAACTTCCAGCTCTTCCTAACATCTTGCCTTTACCACCAAGGTTTGAAGCTGCATCAGCGATACTACTTAATGCCCCTCCACCACCGGCTGCTTTCATGTTTGTAATTGCTGCAAGTAATGCTTCGTCAGCTTTTGCTTTACGGGCATTTTCAGCCTTAGTGATAGTTACCAGTTCTTCTGATGGTTTAGATATACTTTGGATAGCAGCTGTTTGTGATTCTTCTTCTTGTGATACGTTAAGCTTATCGCTATTAGTATCTTCTTTGGCAGCAGGTTGCGGTGTAGCGAATGCACCCTTCTTCTCGCCTTGCATCCTTGGATCTGTATTGATTACTGCTTGGCCAGCCTCAGCTAGCTTCTTATTCTGTCTCTTACCACCAGTGGTGCGATCATACTCTTCATCTGATATACCAGCTTCTCTGAACTTGTTACGATTGTATTCTTCGGATTGTAGGTTAGCCTTAGCTGCCTGTGCAGTCTTAGCTTTACCTTCATAGTACTTCTCGACCTTCTTCTTATCACCACCAAACTGCTTGAGGTTCTCCATCCCAGCATTTGCTTCCATCATGCGGGTTGCAGTTTGTTTACCTTCTTCGCGGACAGCCATCTTGTTATCTACGAAGTCGCCACGCATACCTAATGTGCCAGCTAAACCTCGTACAGAACCAAACTTATAGCGTAGTGAGTTCCTATCCCACTTATCACCACCTCGACCCATTAGTTTCTCTTTAAACTGTTGGCCGATACCTCTATAATCTAGTTGTTGTTTACCAGCGATCTCTTCGGCTCTGTTCGCACCCATCTTATTACGAACGATAGCTGATGCCATCACCTTAGTAAGCTTCTCTATATTGGTGTTAAGCTTCTTATTACCTTCTACTAACTTCTTATCAGTCTCAGCTGCTTTCTTAACTTCTTGTGTTTGTACTGGGGCGGGGGCAGGAGGAGCTATTACTTTAGAAGGATCAAGCGTAGGTTTAACGTCAGCGACAGCGGCATTCTTAGTGCGTAGTTGTTCTACGATCTGCTTAAGGGCAGATGGACTCAGTTTATTAGGAGTCCATTCCTTAGCGAATGCTTGTTCGTCTTTAAATGTTAAACCGCTTCTCTTTGCCATTACCTATTTTCCAGTTTTTGTTTCTCTTCTTCTAAGTGTTTAATCAACATAGCAACATAGATCTCGCGTTCAAATGGGAACATCTCTTCAATCTCAGTCAACGAATACTTGTGGTATTGCATGAGAGCGAAGTTCATCTTATAATAGTTAACTAAGCTCTCGTGACTGAGATTAACTAAAAAAAACTTGCCAGACCCTCCATCGACTTAACATGGTGCTTAGCACAAACAGGACAATCATACTCGATAGGTTGTCTTAGTTTAGGCATAGTTAAGAAGAACTGCTCTATCTTTTTAAACTGTTCTTGTGTTAAGTTCTCAAGGAAGTCAATAACTTCTTCCTTAGTTTGTTCCTTAACATTAAATACTTCCTCAGTAGTATAGATGCTTTCGATGCATTCTGATACTACATCAAATATACTGTTTACATCTCCATCATTTAGCTTCTCAAGCTTATCTAATGTGTCGATGCTTGGGTTCTTCATCATGATACCTACATCATCAAACAACTCGATCTTGTTTGTATGGCCCTCAGGAAAATCTACCTGGAACTTAGTGATATCAATGTTAAGCTGTGTCTTAGCTTTATCGTCTTCACAGTCATCGCATAAGAAGATTAACTCAACGATCTCACCTACAGACTTTGCTCTGATCTGAGTAAACAAATACTCATAATCAAATATAGCTAACTTGTCTGGATCGATCTCATCTACAATACAGTTCTCAATGATGTTCTTGAGTGTATTGATCATGACCTTTGAATCCTCAGACTGCTGTGCCAATAAAAGAGCTTTCTCTTCCTTGACTAGGAACGGTCTAAACTTTACTTCCTTCTTTAATGAAGGTATCGTCACGTTATACAGTGGCGCATTCATCTTTGGTAGTGCCATACTATTCTCCTTTATTCATATCTTTAATCATCTTGCTCAATTCACTTGTAGATCCCACAAATATTGCGTTGTTGTTAGTGACTTGTTTACCTGTGCTAGGTTCACCGTTTTTGGGTGTATCTAGCTTTTGCTTACGTTCCGAAAGTGCTAACAGTTGT